CTTTTGAAGATGAAGAAATAACCGAATGTGCTTTTATCAATGTAAATAGTGGAAAGACTTATATTAGTATTCACTTAAAAAACAAAGATACAGGCAACTATGAAATACACAATATTGAGTGTAAAGGCGAAGGAGATAATCTTGCTTATGTAGATGAAAAAAATCATACTATATTTGATACTAAAAGTCCTTTACAATGGTTTGCTATTATTAAACCTAATGTTGCAAACAATGTGGACATAAACAGTCCTTTAGGTGTATCAATTTTTGCAAATGCTATTGCCAACCTAAAAGAAATAGACCTTGTTTTTGATAGTTATGCTAACGAGTTTATTTTGGGTAAAAAGCGTATCTTTGTTAATGCAAAGGATTGGGCAGTTAATTCAAAGACTGGTGAAGAATACGATGTTTTTGATAGCAATGATATTTGTATCTATGTTTTACCTGAAAGCGATGATGGAAAACAAATGATTACCGACGATACTCAAACTCTTCGTGTTCAAGACCATATCACAGCACTGCAAAACCAACTTAATCTATTTGGATATAAATGTGGTTTAGGTACTGAACATTACAAGTTTGATGCAGGTGGAATAGCAACTGCTACTCAAATTATATCAGTAAATAGTGAAATGTTTAGAAACCTTAAAAAGCACGAAATTGTTTTAGAAGAAGCACTTATTACTATCGTTAAGGCTATGCTCTATGCTATAAATACTTTTACAAGTGATAGTGTTGATACTATGGCTGAAATCACAATAAAGTTTGATGATAGTATTGTTGTTGATGAAACTACTGAAAGAACACAAGATTTAGTTGATGTTAATTCAGGTATTATGTCAAAGGTTGAATATCGTATGAAGTGGTATAACGAAGATGAAAAAACAGCCACCCAAAAGATTGAAGAATTAGATAGTTTTACTATTCCTGAAGAAACGCCACCTATTGAAGAAGAAACTCCACCAACGGAGGAATAATGTATGGATAAGACCGATGCTAAACTTAAAGCATTAGAAAAGCAAATAAAGTCAACTTATACAAAGGCATACCAAGAAATGAAAAAAGAAGCGAGTGATATACTTGCTAAAATAGAAGTCAACCCTGATATGCCTTTAAGTCAAAAAATGGCTCTTATGACCAAGTATGATAGGCTTAACACTTTATCTACTCAACTTGCAAACACAGCCTATACTGCCAATATTACGGCTCAAAAGATGATAAATAATGAGATGGTAAATATCTATGATATAAACTATAATGGCGATGCTGAAAGACTTGGCTTTGGACTGATAGACCACACAGCAATTAAGAAGATATTGAAGCAAGAAGAAAACCCTTTCAATATGATAAGTAGCCTGCGTGATAAAGAAGGCATACGAAATCAAATGAAAGGACAGTTGATGACAGGTCTTCTCAAAGGTGAAAGCATACCAAAAATTGCAAGGCGATTAAAGGATGTTAGTGAGAAAAGTCTTAAAGATAGCATAAGAATTGCAAGAACGGAAACCACAAGGGTGCAAAATTCAGCAAAAATGGATATAGGTAAGGAAGGGCAACGGCTTGGTTTTGATATGTGGAAAAGGTGGGTGTCAACTACCGATGGCAGAGTTAGAGAAGACCACCTTGCTATGAACGGAGTAGAAGTTCCACAAGATGAACCTTTTGTATTGCCTGATGGTAGCAAAATGATGTTTCCTGCCGACATATCGTTAGGTGCAGATGTATCGCAAGTAGTAAATTGTAGATGCACTATGATTGAGTTTATAAAGATGTAAGAAGATATTAAAAGATATGGCTAAATGGCTGTATCTTTTTTTATTAAAATTTATTAAAAATTTATAAAAAATATTAAAAAAACTATTGACAAACAATAAAATATATGTTAGAATATGAGTGTAAAGATAAATAACTTATCTTTAACATTAAATAGCCCAAGAGGCAAAGGAGAATATCAAATGAAATTTGATGAATTAGTAAAAGGAAGATGTTACGAAGACAAACTTGGCAATGTGTATATGTTTGATGGTTACACAAGTCCAACGGAAGCAGAGATGGTTGTTATGGAATACAACAAAGAAGATGATTGTTATTACTCAACTGATATGTCCGTGTTTATGGATAGATTTGATGTATTAGAATTAGAAAGTTGGGTATAAGGAGAAAAGAAATGAAATACACGATTTATAGAATTGGATGCAACCCACTTTTAGTTAATGACTATGAAGACTATGTTATGTGGTATCCTAATGTGTTGAAAGTTGTTGAAACAAAAACAGGTAAAGTTATTTACGAGAAATAAAGGAGATTAAGTTATGAACAATCAAATGACAGTTAAACAACTCTTGAAATTATGTCAAGAAGAAGTAAAGAAAGGCAATGGCGATAAGTTTATCGTTGTAGCAGATGATAACGAAGGCAATGGTTATCACGGAATGTTCTATGGATTTACCGATGCTATTGAAGTCAAAGAAGGATTGAAAGTATTTGGTAGTAGTTTAGAAGATGAAATATATGATAGTTGCTATACCAAGCCTGAAGAAATCATTATTTTGGGGTGATGTTATGAATAGAAAAATAAACAAAGACCACGAATTATATTACAATGTGTTAGAAGACATCCGTAAATCAGGTATTTGCAATATGTGGGGTGCAAGCGAACATTTAATGTTTGAGTGTCCTGAACTTGAAAGATGGGAAGCAAGAGAAATCTTGTTAGAATGGATTGAGAACTATGATGAATTAAGTAATATGTACGGATGGAGGTGAAGTCATAATAAATTTTAAGAAATTTTAGTCCACATTAAAATTGATAGTTTTTTAAGAAACCATACGAAACCGTATGGTTTTTTAATGTTTATGCTACATAAAGGGCATTTTTCTAAAAGTCCCTATATATGAAAAAAATATATAGAGATTTTATAGAAATGTAGTTCACTAATACATTTGCTACATTTTGAAAGAAAATTAAAAAAAGTGTTGACAAAGAGAAATATAAGTTGTATAATTATGTAAAATTTAGAAAATATCAAGGAGTAAATAAAAATGAAAAAAATTATTACAGTTTTTTTAGGCATTGTTTTAATGATGGCTATTACCTGTTTTACAGCGTGTGAAGGTTCATCTATTTTTGATGGCGAAAATCATACTTTTGGTGAATGGTATGTGTCAGTTGAACCTACTTGTTTAGAGAAAGGTGAAGAAAGAAGAGATTGTGAAACTTGTAAGCATTATGAAACAAAAGAAATAGAAGCACTTGGTCACGATATAGTATTTGTTGAAGCAAAAGAACCTAATCATTTAGAAAATGGATGCAACGAACACGAAAAATGTACAAGATGTGAATATACAACTTGTGTTGAAACACCATCTATTGCTCACGAATTTACGGAAACTACAGTAGAACCTACTTGTACTGAAGAAGGTTATATAGAATATAAATGCGAGTGTGGATATTCTTATAAAGATAATATTGTAGAAAAGATTGAACATAATTTTAGTGAATTTGAAACAGTTTTAGAACCTACTTGTACTGAAGAAGGCAAGAAACAAAAACATTGTTTGGATTGCGAAGAAATTGTAGAAGAAATTATAGAAATTAAAGGTCACTCTTTTAATAAAAATATTATAGATGCAACTTGTTCAGAAGAAGGTTCAATAGGTTTTGTTTGTAAATGTGGATATTCATTTAGCGTAAATATTCCAAAATTAGAACATACTGAAAGTGATTATATTGATGGAGAAAATGGCGAAAAACATAAAGAATGCACAGTATGTCACGAAATTTTAGAGGTATTGATACCTGAAGAAGAAAACGAAGAAATCTAATAAATTTAAATAAAATAAAAAAAGTCTTGCTTGTGGACATATAAATAGCAAGCCTACACAAATGTTGGAGTGAACCAACGCTTAAAAAAATCGGTGTTGTTGGAGGTATTATGGAATTTTTGAAACAGTTTTTTGGAGAAGATGGTAGCACGGCTATTACTTATGAACAATTATCACAAGGTGTTGCTAACAAAGGTATGAAACTTGCCGACTTATCTTTAGGTGGATATGTTGACAAAAACAAGTTTGATGACCAAGTTAGAAAGTTTAACGATTACAAAGCAAAGAATGATGTTAGTAAGTATGCTGACTATGATGACTTAAAAACTGAACTTGAAGCCTTAAAAACTGAAAAGGCTGATAGAGAGTTAATGGAAAAATTATCAGGTAAGAAAGTTAAGCCTGAATTCCAAAAGTTTGTTTTAAGCGAGATTAAAGGTAAAGTAACTGAACAACTACCTTTTGACAAAGCAATGGAAGATTATTTGAAAGAAAATGGTCAATATA